TTTGTCAATTTGCTCGTTGAGTTTTGTCTCCATATCATCAAGTTTTTCTACCATGCTCTCAAGTACATCGTATTTATCTTCAGGGATTGTTACATAATGTTCTTCAAAAAGACCCTTCATTCCCGAAAGGAATGATTCAGTCATCTCAGTTTTAAGACCATGTTCGATTGCTAACTCATTCTCGGTCATCCACTCTTCGCAGACATACTCAAGATATGAGTCAACTCTTTCAATAAGAGATTCTTTCATCTCTTCTTTAGCTTCTTCCAGTTCTTGTTCGTACTGGATTTCCAGAGTTTCCTGGATTTCTTTGACTTTTGAGGTTAACGCAGCTTCAAAGATGACTCTTGCCTTTTCTTTAAATTCTTCGGAAAGTTCTTCACCACCAAGAAGAGCATTGACATCCTCTTCGATATCAATACCTTCTTCCAATTCATCTTCTTCGACAATCTCTTCCTCTTCAAGAACTTCATCTTCCTGAGATTCGATTTCTTCCTTAGCCATTTTCTTCATTGGATCTGCAGCTTTAGCATTCTTATTCACAACATCTTTAACTGTTGCAATTTTAGGCTCTTTAAATTTAGCAGAATCGTTATCAGGTTTATAGTTCTCAGGTGTAGGACCTCCTAAATCTTCATACGAAGTTGAAAGACCTTCTCCAGGATTGGAAAGATGCTGCATTGGCTCAGCAGATTTTGCGTTTGCGTTCACAGCAGTTTTAGATTGCTCCATTTCTTGTAAATCTCCACGAGACATTTGAAAGTACTCCGATTAACCTTTTATAATCTATATTTATTTATAAATTGTATAATTTAATATAATTAAAATGTATTTAAAGATTATTTAAAAAGTCATTGAATATGTTGAGCTTTTGCTCATCAAGTTGCTTTTTAGTAACCAGTGTGTTAATAGTCTTATAAGTTTTGGCAGCTTTTTGTTCTCTTAAAATACCACCATCCCAAATCCACTCTTTTCCTTCCATAATACCTTCAACAAAAGCATCTGGTGCGGAAGGATCGGCAACGATATCAGCAGCAGTTGATAACATAAAGTCTGGACCAACAATATTAATTCCATCTCTTGATGGTCTCAATGATCCAATTCCTCTTGATGAAACACCCAGCTTTACACCTTCATTGATCAGGGACTCAGCAATTTTTCCCATTGGAGTGGAAAGAATTTTTGCCTTTCCAATAAAATTATTACCACTTTCCTTAAGTGATACAATTTTATGACTTACACGATCAAGATTGACTGTAGGACCATCAGGATGACCCAATTCTCCAAGAGCTCTTCCAGAAACAATATGATTTTCATTATATCTTTGAACCTCTTTTCTCAGAGTGTCCATTTCATATAATCTATTATTTCTGTTACATACGTTTCCTTGAAGAAAAATTCCTTCAATATACAATGATTTTTTACCGTTTCTTTCTTCTACGATAAAATCAACTGTTTCGATTTCTTCTCTGATAAGTTTCATTGATCTTCAGGATACTTGTACTTGTTGGATGAATGCTGTGCCAGTTCCAGAATTAGTTTTGACTGCCACTTTAATTGATTTTCTCAACTCTGCATAAGGAGCGTTAAATGATGTCACAATTCCACTTGAATCATAATCAATGGTTGCTCTTGTATTATAATATCCACCTACATTTGAAGTAGTATCTATATTTGTGACTATTTGATGAGAAAAATCATAATAAGATTGACCATTTACTGTTAAAGTTGTTGCATCTCCAACAGCAAATGGACATCCTGTTCCTTCTGGAAAATCAACTATTGTTGTAGAACCAGTAGTAATACCCACCACTCTTTGAGAAGTAATTGAACCAAGTGAAAGTGTTTCTACTTCTGAAGTGGAAACATAAAAGTTTTCATTCGTTGCTGTCGGATTAGTACCAATTGCAACATAAACTCCTACACCTTCAGCTACTATTCTAATAGCATCAGATTGTTGTGATATTGAAGATGATCTTGAAGAAGTTCCACTTGTACTAATTACGGTATTAATACCAACTGGTTTAAGAGCAGCCATTATTTTCAATAGTTCTATACTTCTTATTTATTATTCTTCGTAATCATCTTCATCATTGCCAACAAGTTCTTCCTCATCTTCATAATTTACCGTAGTTGCATCATCAAAAATTGACGCTGCAACTGTGGGTCTAATAGCTTCGATTCTTTCGGCACTTTTTGAGAAAAGAATATCTTTAATTTTATCACTAATTTGTGATGAAGACTCGTCTTTAGCGAGTAAGTCCATAAGTTCGTCCATTTAATAAAAAATTATGTAACTACAAGAATATTTAGATTACACCACCTTCTGGAACTGATGGTGCTTCTGGATCTTTCGGTGATGATGGTGCAGTCATTGCATCAGGAGCACCAGTTTCTGGAGGAATAGGTGCTTCTCCACCAGCTTCTGGGGGGATTTCTGCCGGTGTATTTGGATCAGGAATCACACCATTTTCAATTTCCTTTTCAATCAAATAATCTTGTTCAATAATTTCTTCATCAGTTTGACGGAGAATATGTCTTCTCACATAATCTTGTGAATAATACTTTCCAACATAAGGTTCAGCAAGTTGAGCAAGATTTAGTCTTTCTGTAGTTAACTCAGCATCCTTAAGTTCAGCAAAATGATTATCATACAGGAAATCATATTGAATATGATCTGCCATATACTCCCAGTCTTCTGGAGTTACAATATTCTTCAAGAGAAGTTGAGTTTTCAGCATATCATTAAACATTGCAGAAAATCTTTTCCTCATTCTTCCGACAAACTTAGAAAATTTAATTTCATCTCTTAAAATTTCGGATGATCTTCCTAATGAAAATCCTCCATCACCCTGTATTCTAGTTTCGGGAACATTTAAAGATCTATAAAGTTTCTTTTGGAAATAATTAATATCTGTGATTTCACCAAGATTTTGACCTCCAGGAAGTGTGGTAATCTCAGTACCACGACCACCCTCACGACGAGGAAGCCAGAAATCTTCCATCATTGACATGAATTTTTTATCATCACGAATTTCACCAGTATTTGCATCATAGACAAGTTTATTGCGATAACGCATCATAACATCACGAAGATATTGTTCAGCTTTAATTTTTGGTAGATTACCTACATCAATATAAAAAATTCTTCTTTCTGGTGCTCTTGATAATCTATAAATGACAAGTGAATCCTCAATCATCATCAATTGGTTGAGTGGTTTAATTGCTTTATGTAACCAGGAGAGAGTTAAACCTTTATTTCTATCTACAAGACCAGAAGTACAATATGTGATAGAATCACGGGTCATTTTAACCCCTTTATTTGTTGCTGTACTATATCCACCAGCTCCTTGACCTGGAGTATAGATAAAAAATTCTTCTATTTCTGGAAAGTCATATGAAATATTATTATTATCACCGAAAATAATTTGGGAGGATTTTATACTATCCTTACCCGTTTTTTTCATTTTACGAACATATTTAATTTTTGCAGAATCAATATATCTAAGTTCCTGAATCCCATCATGAGGATTTTTTTGATCAATAACTTTATTATAATAAATTCTACCATCAATATACCAATTTCTAAAAATTTCATGAGCTTTCTTGTCAAAATCAAGAAGTTCGAGAATGTATCTAAATTCTTCTCTTATTTTCTTTTTAATATTATCGCTTGCATTTAAGTTTGATAATTCAATTTGAATAGGAGTATCGTTCGTATCAGATACAATTGCTTCATTTACAATATCTTCAATAGCACTATCACACTCAGGATAGAGTGACATAGTTCTATATCTTCTAATTAAATCAGTTTCATTTCGATATACACCCTCAATATCTACATAACTACCAAAAAAACCACTACTAACATAATGCTCCGACCCATCCTGATTATTAGGAGGGATCGGAGACACTACACTAGGTGGAGTTTTATCATTATCTTCAATTGAGAAACCAAATAATCTTGTCATTTCAATTATTACTATAACTGTCCTTCTAGTTATTTATCAACGAATTTGAACTTCATTTGCGTTACCGCCAGTAGATTCAAGGGAATCACCAATAGTAAAGTACTGAATCTGGAAAGTTACTTCAAATGTTTCATAATCATTAGTGGTATCGTAACTGAGATCAATTGCCGAAATATCAGTTGGGAAAATATCATAAAACTTATATGTTCTTAATACTGCAGATTCACCACCTTCGTTTGTAGTGGAAAATCTTTCCGCACCTCTACCCAATTGCTGAACATATGCATCAGTCATATATGATGATGGGTTAGTAACACCAGTAGCATCATCTAACTTACTGATAACATTTGCCCATCTTTCAAAAGCCGTTCTTAATTGGAAATCTTCATCATTAATGATGCTAACAGTCCAAGGTGCAAATTCTCTGTCTCCAGCAACTTTTAAAGTTCTTCCTCTAAAAGGAACTGGAATTTCGGAAATTGTTGAAGCAGGAAGTATAGCAGCCTTACATAAAAATTTAAAGGTTCCTGCTTCAGACTGCTCTCCATTTCCCCAAGCATCAGTAATTGATGATGGGAATGATGGAATCGTTACTTCAAATAGATTGGGGCGGGCACCACCGCCCGCCAGTCTTGACTTAAATTGTGAGAGAGTTTTTGTTTCTGCCATTGGTTGATCCTCCTAATTAATATTTAATAAAATTAAACAGTTCCAACTACTTCTTGGAAGTCAACTCCAGTTCTAGTAGCAACGAAAGTCAGAGTGATAAAATTAATAGACTTAGCTGGTTTCAGGAAGATATCAGCTCTAAACTCATTGTTATCAATAACATCAGGTGTATTATTAGTTTCATCACAAATAACTAAGAATTCATAAATCCCTCTCTTAGCTTGTACATCTCTTAAATATGGTTCAACGATATTTACAAAGTTAGCTCTGGTCAGAGGATCGTTGAGTTCAAATAGTGTAGATGTAGCAGCATTTTCTAGGGCTTGTTCAACAGTTAAGAACAATCTTCTAACATTAATTCTATCAAATGCTGATGCATATCCAAGACCAGTCTTATCTCCAAAGAGAATAATTCCAGATCCTTTATGATTAATGACAGAATTAATTCTTGCAGCATAAAGTTGATCTCTCATGTTCTTAGTTGGATTATATGCCATCTTAACCGCATTGTTAAGAACACCTCTTTGAAGACCAGCTGGAGAGAACCAAGGATATGCAAAAATTGAAGTTCTAACACAAAGACCAGCTATATCTCCATTTGTAGGAATATATCTGAATGTGTTATTAAATCTGTCGAAAGTATATTTGTAACCAGTATCAAATATTGCATAAGAAGATGATGATAATGCACTGTAGAAACCTAATACATTATCAGTTTGAGTAGTTACATTAGTGACACCAACAACATTTTCTCTATGTGGAGAAATAGTCGCCATACAATCTTTTCTTTGTTCTGCAATAGAAATCAATAGATTTGCTTTTGCCTGAGATTGATTTTCAATAGAAAGACCAGGACCCATCAAAAGATAATCAACAACGATTTCATCTTTATTGCTGAAAAGATTGTATCCAGTAGAAAGATTTGAAAGGTCAGCTGCCATTCCACCATTAGCACTATAATCAACACCTCCAGTTAAGTTATAACTTACATTACCCAAAGATGAGAAGCTAATGTCTTGTGACTTTTGACCCCAAAGACCTTCTGCTACTGTATAAGTAGTGTAACTTGTAGAGAAACCAGATGCTACAGGAATTGTATTCCAATAAGTGTCTTCTGCTTGCGAAGGATTGTACCCAGCAAACAGATAATTTGAATTCAATGCAATATAATCTTTATAATAAACATTAGTTGGATTATCTGCATCAGCTCTTGCATCTAAAGCTTTAGAAAGGAAAGTAAACTTCTCAAGAATACTTCCTTGTATTCCAGTAACATCACCAGTGTCATCAACAACAACAACGTGCATAGCATCATTGTCACCGTTTCTCTGAAGAACGTACTGATTTGTTACAGGTCTTGGTGCAATTGATTTCCAGTAAACGGTAGAATTTGTCAATCCAAGAGTTTGATCATCATACCAATCTTTTACTGCACCAGAAGTAAAGTTACCAGTTGCAACACCAGAATTGTTTGTAATATAAATTGCTTCACTTTCAGAGAAAGAAGCTGCATTATTATATTGTTGATAATTAATCTTTGTTTCTGTTCCTGCAATGGAAGTAAGTGACTGATAAGTAACAGCAGCACCAACAGTAACTGTCGTTGCTAATCCAGGAGACGCAAGAGTAACTGATGTTGAACCAAATCCTACAATTCTAATACTCCCATTATTTGGAGAAAGTAAATAATTTCCAGTCTCAATACCAGAGGTACTATTCACAAAAACAGTGACTCCAACACCAGAAGTAGATGATGTTGTAGTAAATCCAATGTTCACATAATCCTGAGTATCAGGATATTGTCTTGAGAGTACTTTTACTTCAATAGTACTATTACCGTTGACTGCATCAGTATTAATACCAGTAATAATACCTTTTAAATTGCCAGTAAATGTGTTAACACTTCCATCACCTGGAATTGAAATTGCTGTTCTTGTTGCAGTAACACCATATCCTACAACCAGATTTAATGCTCCTAGATTTGTAGATCCAACACTTATGATTTGATCAGACTTGTTATCAATAACACAAACTTTAGCTGTGTTTGACCAACTACCAGGATTTCTTGCAGCCCAATAGAAATTTGTAGCCGTAGCGTGATTTAGTTCATAATCATCTGTGTTTTCAATGAGAATAGAACTGTTAGAAGAAGTATTAACACCTGCATTACCATTATTAAGGGTAATACCACTTACTCTGACAACTTTAAGGACACCTCCATATGAAAGGAATGAATTGCCTGTCATCCAATATTCATACTGTCTGTCTGTACCAATTGGTTTACCAAAAGTATCGAGGAATTGTTGTTGAGTTTCGATAGTAATTGGTTCATTTACAGGTCCAATTGGGAAGGGACCAGCAATTGCTCCAATGTTGTCAAGAACGTTCTCAGCTCTCCCAACAGTTAAGTCAACTTCTCTGACTAATACTCCTGGAGATAATTGAGGAGTAGCCATGTTTCTCTCCTTAAAGTCTCAGTTTAACTAAAAATATTTATGATTTTGACTGTTTTGAGAGGGTAAACATGGGTTAAAACACTACCAATCAGGATATTCCCATGATACACGAGGTATTTTATTCTTTCTATTTTCAGTAACCTTTTTAATTGTGCATTCTTTACAGATATAAGAATATGAAGATGGAACTGCTCCCCTATTTTTTCTAGTTCTATAAAATCCTTCGATTAAATTTTTGATTCCCCCGCAATTTTTACATCTACGGTCATTAAGAAGTAAATGTCCTAGTTGAATTTGTTCTCCAAAATCCATCAGTAATTAGTCCAGAGTTCCCAACCACCAGCTGCAGTACCGTATTCATCATATTGATTACTAGCAGAATACCATCTATCTCCCTCAACATCTACAAAACTATTGGTATCAAGACCATCATTCAAGAAACCAAATGGTGCCATATCTTGTTCAATTTGATTTTTTTGCTCCTCATAAATTCTCTTTCTGACATCTTGATCCGTTAATTCTTTGAAATAATCTTGAGCAACTAGCCAAGCATAAATTACAAGACACATTGCTAAATCATCATTACATCCTTCTTCCGCTTCAAATGAATTATGTTTTTGAATAAAAGTAGTTAATTCTGAAATAATTTCATAATCATTGAAAATTAATTTATCCTCCTCAATCATAGTCTTAAGATTTAAAGATCCTACTTTTTTGACAGTTTTGGACATCTTAACACCAAGTTGAGTTTTATTACCAGAAAATCCTTGTCCAACAATTTGTCCTGCTCTTCCTCTCATAGAACACATGAGTAGATTTTGATACTCTAAATCATATTGTAAAATTGATGCAACCTGATCTCCAATATCATTAACTTCACAAAGAATAAATGCATTATTATATTGTTTTGCAACTTCCCATATTACATTTGGAAAAAGCATAGGTTTAATTTCATTATTTCGATACTTAGCAACTATTCTATGAGGAAATGTTGTAATATCAGCAACAATAAAAGCCGAATAATCATTGCCAACTCCCCTAGCAACGTCAACAGTAATGATATAATCATGACCACTTTTTGGTTCTATATGAACATCTAATCCAGCATTACTTTTAACTGGATTATCATATGCAAGTGATTTTAATTTACTTGGAGCAACGAGAGTATCAACAGAGCCTAAAAATTCACAATTATGTGAAACTATTTTATTGGTAATATATAGATTTTCTTCTCCTACATCCAATAAATCATATAAGTATATTCCGCCCTCAACTATCTCATTATATACAACTTTTTTTCCTTGAATGATACCATCAAGTTTTAATGAGGATGCCTTTATCTTCTCACTTCCAAATGAATGGTTATCAGAACATTTTATCTCACTTCCATCATCAAAAATAATCCAATGATAGTATGGTTTGAAAACTTTTTGTATTCCGCTAAATGATTGAAATCCAGTTGGTGTTTTTACTTTGACATTATTGTTTATCTTATACATTTATCCAACACTCCTTCAATATAATACGTTTCATACCTTGTGGTGTAATATTATAATCACCACAATATTTCTTACAAAATGCTTGAATATAAGACATCTTTTTTCCATTTTTCATAACTTCTCCAACCCCATCAATATGTGGTTGTTTTTCATATAAATTTCTTATTTTTTTGATCTGTTCATTAGTAAGTTTTCTACTCCAAGCAATACCTTTTCTTGTATTACTAAATTTTTTGATAGTTTCTTCACTAAAACATCCCTGTTTACCTTTATTCCAAGGCACATTTCCTTTCTTTACTCCTCCAATACCCTTTCTGTTATAACCATCAAATCCCTCTCCACCAGAGGTTTTATTCCATCCATTTTTATATGTATCATACTTATCTATATTTTCTATTTCTAACATTTTGGCATCATCTGCTTTGAGTTTTTCATACAAAATTTCAAAAGTGTGAGGCGGTTTTTGTCTTCTATGACATCTCATCCTGTCATCAATATGTTGTGTTTGTCCAACATATTTCACAGTACCATTTTCATCTCTCAATAGATATACAAAATACATATGTTTTATTTTTATTTATAATCCAAGAAACTCACACTCACAAAGTATTAAATAAATCTTCCATCATCATCTTACTAATAACACCATCTTTCTCAACTTCTATCAATGTGTCCCCCCCAACACATTCAAACTCAATTTTAAACTGCTGTTCCGATGTGTTTTTAATAGTCTGTTCTTTCCAAACATCATCTCTTCCTGGAACTTCAGACCAGTGAACATCTGTAGGAACATATTCATTTTTTCCTTTTTCAGCATCATGCCACATACGGTAGAAGTGATTCATACCGTGTGGAGTGGAAACAATAATTACTTTCGTACTCTTACCAGAAGTAATCGTTGGATATACAGATGCGAAGAATGAATCTGCAATATGATTTGGAACGAATGCAAATTCATCCAAGAATAAGATATTAAATGACATACCACGAACAGCTGAAGCCGACGTAGAAGCAGCTAAAATTTTAGAACCATTCTCTAGTTCTACATTACCTTTGTTCCATGCTATAACTCCTTGTTGCATCCATGTAGGTAGATTCTCATATGCTGTTGCCCATCTAGCTAAAAGTTCTCTAGCTGTTGATGCTTTGTTTGCCAGAATACCAATATTAACACTATCGTTAAAAACTGCATAATGCAAAAGATATGATACCACAGTCGTGGACTTGCCAGTCTGTCGCGGCATCTTACAAATATTAAATCTATTTTCGTGGAATCTAGTAATTAATTTTTCTTGGAAATCATAAGTCTTGAATGGTTGAAGACCGTGATCCAAAGTCACAATTTTTACATAATTTTGTGCAAAATATACAGGATCATTTTTGCACTTAATATACTCCTCAATTTGCTCTTGAGTGAACTGAATCGGAGTATTAGCCTTCTTCAGCAGAGGATTTCCTAAGTAAACATCAGACATAATAATTTACCTATCTAGTTTCTCTCCACTGAACGGAGACATAAATGTCATTTGCAGTATTTGTTGTTAAGTTCCGAACAACAATAGCAAAAATATTACTATCATCACTATCTATGTTTTGTGCAATATATGATTTCTTTGCTGATGATGGACTCAAATTGATATTACCAGATGCTTGTTTACCTGATGGATTATTTGCGGAGATGTATCCAGTTGTTTTGGAATATGCACCAGTTAAATTAAAGTTAGTTCCAATGCTAGTATTATATTGAACACCAGAATAATCTCCATCAAAATCTACCCAAGTTCCACCGGTAATGTTGGAATTATTTGGCATTCTGTAAACATCAAACTTACAGGGTGCTGATGTAGAAAGAATTTCTAAGTCTGTAAGTCTAATAGTTGTTCTATTTGGATATCCATTAATAGTATCTTTTGCTCTGATTGCCATTACACACTTAATATGGTTAGGAGCACTATTAGAACCAGGAAGAGAAATTGCAGTCGTTACTCCAACTGAAAATTCAAATCCACTTTCTTCATAACCACCTTCACTCAATACAGTGGAGCAAATTTGCTGCATTGATGTGATGCCAACAGCAGTGTCAGTATTTCTTACTTCACAACGAATTGGAAGTGAAGGTTGACTCCAATAAACATACTCTTCCACATTAGAGTGATTAAATTCGTGACAGTAGATTAAATCACCGCCAACTACGAAACCGCAACGAATTCTTCCAACACCCAACCATTGGAAATCAGTTGCAAAAAGTTGTGTTTTTGTAAAGTCTAAACTGATGCTGGAAATACCAACACCATTCATAGTGTCTAAATTCCAACTGCTCTGATTAACAACAGTATCTGATGCAATACCAGAAACATAGTCCCTTCTTACAAGAGAGACTGTTCCGTCACCTTCCTGCTGAACAAATACTCCATTTCTATCATCAAAGTATCCTGTTCTTTTTACAGTATTTTCTCTTACATCATTAAAGTTAAAACTAGACAAAGCAAACTGGGATTTGCCTGGCATGTAATGGTGATACATTCTTGATTGATGTATCACATAATCAGTTGATCCAACACCAACTACAAGAGATGCTGCTGCCTTGTTTCTAAGATATTCTACTGTTGAACCAGAACCAACTGTCTTACTTAAAATTTCTTCATTTAACCCATATTGGTGAGAATAGTCTGCAAGAGTGAAGGGTTCTGATGCTCTTGATCTTCCAAAGGCATCATATCCACCACCACTTGAACCAGTTGATACACCACAATTTCCAATGTTTCCGTACCTATCGGCACACATGAAAACTTCGTGGAGTGTTCTTTCTTGGTTTAGATAATCTTGTGTATTCTTATTCCACTGAGCCATAATCTATTAAACCCAATCTAATTTTGCAGGATGATATCTTTTGGTGTTTGTAATGTTAACTGATTTAGATCTCTTTTCTTCAACAGGATAAACATTCTGAACGATTGCTCCTGGATATTCGTCCTGAATGTCTTCTGTCAGGTCTTTGTTGGAGGGAAGATCTCCATCAATAGAAAACTCCATTCGATAGAGATTCACTTCCCATCACACGTCAGCAACA